CGGCGACAAACACACCTGGCCCCCACACAACTACGACTACAACGGCGCATACGGATACGACACACTCGACACCGAAATGCGCGACATACACCTCGTCATCAGAACACTGACCATCGACACCGGCATAACAACCGCCTGGAAAGCAACCGTACCCGGCGAAATCGGTGACGTCGTATGCGACATGAACGCCAAACTCATCGCACCAAACCATCGCTCAAGCAAAGGCATTCTGCTACCCGACCCCGAAACCAAGATTGATAGCAGCGGGCCAAGAGGTAGCCAGACATCAGGCAAAACGTTCCGCGTCATGTTCGAACGCATGGACCCCGACGGCGAACACAACGGCCAGTCACTACTCCAGGACGGCCAGTACTACCACATCACCGCAGGCGCATACCTACAATGACCACACCAGAACACTCAACACGCGCCCGGTACGAACACGGATGCCGATGCTACGCATGCAAGAAAGCCAACGCTGCCTACCAACGCGAATACCGGCGGGCACGCGATGAGCGATCACGTTGAACTAGCCGCAGCCGCCGCACTACTCACAGGCGCAGCCGCCATCCTAGAAACCTCGGAGCGCCTCGCATTTGCCGCTGTAGCAGTCGCGTTTGTACTTGTCGGCGTATGGATCGAACGCACCTAACACGGGTTTTTTAGGGCCACACAGAACACAGACACCTAGCCTCTACTGTCTCTCTCTAGAATTACAAAACTCAGCGGTTGGGCTACGATTACAAAACTATGGAGATCCAACTAGGCCAGCACTGCCTCAGTCACACCGAATTCGCCCGATATGTCAGGGATTCGCTCGGTACTGCCGGATTAACGCCAGTAGTCGAGGATGAACTCTCGACGTTGTTCGGTTTGGCTGATCGGCTTGACATTCTGGAACGCGACACGGAGTGTGACGGCCGAACGTATGCTGTGTGTGCCCGTACCTATGATGAGATGCGCCGCAAAGTTTCTGCCCGTATCGAGCATGTCTCTTCGGGTTCGCCTATTGCTGACGCGATGGCCTCGGCGATGGGGCAGATCAAATCGTGCTGACCCCTCCGTTGCGTTTGTCCACACCGCGCCGCCCGGATCGGCCGACTACCGGCGTACAGTCTGTTGCGTTAGCGAAACTAGCCGGGTTCGAACTCCAGCCGTGGCAGATCCACGTTTTGGCCGTGGCGGGAGAGTTGATCCCCAACCCCGACCCGAATCCTGCTCCGTGGCATCCCGAATGGGTCCACGCATATTCGAATGTGAGCTGCAGCGTAGGCCGGAGGGCAGGCAAGAGCGTATTGACGTTCGCGCGGGCATTACGCACAGCCGTCACCGGACAGTACGGGTTCTACACGGCCCAGACTGGCGCAGCGGCGTCAACCAAGTTTCGTAACGATTGGACCCCGTTGTTTCATCGCTCGCCGGAATTGAAAAGCGAATTTGAGTTACGGCATTCGAACGGTTCGGAAATGATGCGACATTTGGGTTCGGGCGGTTACTGCCGGATCTTTAGTCCTGGCCCCTCCGCACTTCACGGTGAGGCGGCTGACGCGGTTTTTTTGGATGAGGCGTGGGGGCACACAATGCAGCGCGGGAAGGAGCTTGAGGTAGCAACGTACCCGCTGACAGCTACGCGGCCCGGTGCGCAGTTGTGGACACTTTCCGCAGCCGGTGATGTCGGTTCGGCATGGTGGCACAGCATCGTTGAACGCGGACGCGAAGCCGCGCAGCTCGACACCGGCACCGGAACCTGCCATATCGAATACTCCGCGCACGGTTTAGACGACCTGGACGACCCGGAAACGTGGAAGATCGCGCACCCTGCTGTCCGTAGCGAGTACAACCCGACAGGGATGGTGACCGTCGATTTTTTGGCAAACGAATTCCGGCGCGACGAGCTGCAATTTGCCCGTTCCTGGTTGAATTTACCGGACATGACTGGCGAGGGGTCCGCGCCGTTAGAGATGGAAACTTGGGACACTCTCGCGACTGATCCAGTAGCACGTATTACCGGCAGCATGTCGATCGGTGTAGCTGTAGCACCGGAACAGGCCGCTACCGCCGTCGTCGTTTGTTACATGGACCAAACCCAGACCCCGGTGATCGAGGTGGACACCTACCGGGCCGGTACTGACTGGGTAGTTGACCGCGTAGCAGATTTGCAGGCCCGTTACGACGTGTCCGCGGTATCAATGGACTCAGCAGGCCAGTCCCCGGCTGTTGTGCTGGCCCGCCCGTTCAGTCACGCCGGTATCGGGTACGCCGCCGCAACATTGCCTGACGTAACAGCCTCGGCCGCCGAATTTGTGGACGCGGTACGCAACGGACGCATCAGACACGTCCGCAACCCGTCATTAGATCTTGCTGCCGGTGCTGTACGCCGTCGATCTATCGGCGACGGTTCGTGGGCGTTCGGACGCAAAGACACAACCGCTGATATCAGCCCGATAGAAGCCGCCACACATGCTTTATGGGCAAACCCGGACGCTCACAACGCCCCACACGCCGCGATTGTCTGATTACGTCCCAGATTTGTTTCTAAGCGTTCCGGTGTCGTTCTGGCACTACACGCCGCACCATACGATTACGTCCCGTTAGACGCTTGCATACAGGGGCCGATTACTCCAAACTTGGATTCCGTGGGCGTCCTCGAACGATTCTTTGGTGCAGACGGCGTTACTGCCGGGCCTTCCGATCCCCTCCTATCGAGAATGGCGCCACCGGAACCGTTCGCGGACCCCGCACGCTTCGACGGCTACGCACTACCGACCGTCGTTGCTGCCCGACAGCTTTTGGCTGACGTTGTGGCAATGCTGCCAATGGGATGCGTCAATCAGAACGGCGACGATCTCGAAACCCGCCCAATGCTGCGCCGCCCGGACCCGTCAGAACCGACACGGCGATCGTTTGAACGCATCGTAAACAACATGACACGCCACGGACGCGCCTGGCTACACGTCACCGCTACCGGCGCAGACTCCTGGCCTATCGCTGTCGAAATCGTGGACGCCCCCCGCGTATCGATACAGGATCACAAACCAAACGGCAAAATCTTGGCGGCGAACATCGACGGTATGCCCGTTGATCCCCGCAATCTTGTCTGCGTCCCGTTGATTGTGGACCGTGACCCGTTTGGAGAGACGCCGCTACGTGTCATTGACGAGACTTTGCAGCTTATTGCGACGGTTTCCGCTGCCGGTTCGAGCTACTACACGTCACAAGCCGCGCCCGCTTACGCGTTGAAGAGCGCAAACCGCCTCACCTCGCCACAGGTTGAACAACTCTTGACACAATGGGCTGCAGCGCGACAGACACGCCGCCCCGCTGTCCTATCCGGTGGTATCGAGCTGGAAATGTTCAGCCAGGCCAGCGCAGGCGAATCACTCCTACTCGACGCCGCCAGCTTCTTTGACAGTGTTGTTGCCAGGATCATGCAGATCCCGCCCAGCCTGCTCAACACACAGTCACAATCATCACTTACCTATTCGACCGTGGGCGGCGAATTCGCACGCTGGCTATCAATCGGCCTCCGCCCGGTGTACCTCTCACGCATCGAGTCAGCGTTCTCAGAACTACTACCGCGCAACGTGAACGCCAAATTCGACACCACACCGTTAACCGGCCCGGTAATGGCAGAACCCGTCGCCGCACCCAAACCAGAGGTGACCGTATGACAATGAACCGCTCCACCGACGCCCAAATCGTCAGCTCTGACGGCGAAGCGCGACGCGTCACCGTCCGTTTGTGTCGCTGGGATGACCCGCGGCCTGTATCTGACGGCGGCGCCCCGTACTTTGAACAGTTCGAGCGCGGAGCGATCAGCTTGGACGAAACCGGCGTCCACGTTCTAGACCAGCACGGCGGCGATCTGATTGGCCGCGCCGATGCCGACACACTCACCGACGACGGCGAAGGCCCAACGATTGAGCTGATTATGTCAAACAGCCAACGTGCGACGGACATGCTCGGAGACATCGAAACCGGCGTGATCAACAGCGTCAGTATGGAATTCAACCCGACCGAACCGCCGTCAACGTTCACGCCCGCAGAAGGCGAAACCGTAACCCGTACCGCAGCCGTTGTGTCCGGTGTCGCGTTCGCGTTCCGTCCCGCACATCAAGCCCCCATAACCGTATCCGCTACCCGCGAACAAGAAGGAATAACCATCATGTCAGAAACCCCTACCCCCGCACCGGTCCCAGAGGCCAACTACGTCACCGAAGAAGCACTAGAGCGTTCTGCTGTTGCTATCCGCGACGATTTCGAACGCGCCCTTATGGAACGCGCCGACAGCGCCCCCGTCGTCGTCGAGCACCCTGCCGCCAAATACCGCAGCTTTGGTGAGTACACCGCAGCCATGACCCGCGAAGGCGACACACAAGACCGCGCCGTTACCGGCCTCGCAGACCAGACCTTTGAAGGCGGTTTGAACGCCGGTGTGAATCCTCCCGGCTGGCTCCAGGAAGTGCAGGGAATCATCACCCAGTCACGTCCGGTTATCTCGTCGATCGGTGGCGGCGCGTTGCCGTCGGCCGGTATGGAAGTTGTCTGGCCCTACTACGACGGCGATTTGACGACGTTGACGGGCGAACAGCTCGCACAAAAAACGTCAATCAAATCAGACGTTGTTGATATCAAAAAGGCAAGCACCGATATCCGCACGTTTGCCGGTGGCGCGGACATGGCCTACCAGTTGATCCGTCGCAGTCAGCCTGACTTCCTGTCCAATTGGATGCGCATTATTATGTCATCGTGGGCAGTCACCACCGAAACCGTATGTGCAACCGAACTTGAAGCGGTAGCAGTCGCGTCAGCCGGTAGCGCAGCCGGGGATCTTGAAGCAGCCGCCGCAGGTATCTTCACGGCCAGCACAGAAGTTGAAGCAGCCACCGGCAGCCCCGCCTCTGTCCTGCTCGCAGCAACCGACGTTTTTATTGCGCTTGGTTCGCTCGGAGTAGCCACTACGACGCCTTACGGTGTCCAAAACGTTGCCGGTCACGCCGCAGCAAACACGTTGAACGTCACCATCGCCGGACTGCCGCTTGTACACGCATCGGCACTCAGCGCCGGTACGTTGATCGCAACGAACCCGTCAGCAGCTTCCTGGCTTGAGGACGGCCCGTTCACGATCGCCGCAGAGGACCTGGAGCGCCTTGGCCACGATGTCGCTGTCTGGTCGATGGGTGCGTTCACCCCGTTCAACGCCGCAGGCGTCGTTTCCATCGCTACCGCGTGACATCATGGCAGCCGTCAACCGTGCGCAACTCGCCGCAGAACTAGCGGTAATCACCGGGTCTGATGACTCGGTAACTTGTGCTGCCGCGGTTGACGCTGCCGTGACGTTT